CTGTTCGTCTTCCAGCCCGTACCGCTCCTGCAGTTCCTTCTCTTCCGCCGTCCATTCTGTGCCCGGCGGCACGGGCTTCCGGTATTCGGGATCCTCGAACCAGGCGAAGAACAGGGGAGTGAAGTCGTTCTCTCCGGCCACGGCCCGGTCCCACATGCTCTTGAAATCGTCGTATCCGTTGGCCGTGCTCTCGATCACGACCATGGTGCCCGCCTCTGCCGGCACGGCCTGCAGGATGCCCAGCAGGGTTTCAGCTTTCCCTCCGGCCCCGTCCGGCCAGAAGGCGTACTCCGAGATGTGGACGTACTGCAGGGTATCGCTTCGGCCGATGCCCTTGCCGCCTGCCGTCACGCAGCGGATCCGGCTCCGCAGTCCCGGATGCAGTTCCCGCTCCTTCGGGTTCTTGGTCGGGTTCTCAAATACCAGCTCCCGCGCGTTCGATGCCTTGAGCATCGGTTTCATCGGTTGGTCCAGCATGTCGAAGTACCGCTTGGACATCCGGAACAGGTTGCTCGTGGCGTCCTCGCGGTGGGCCACGATCAGGGCTTCCCGGTTCCGGTGCGTCACCGCCCCGTGGAAAATCAGCGCTTCCGTCAGCGTAGAGAATCCTTCCTGCCTCGCCTTCAGAATGATAATCCGGATCGGCTTTCCCGCCTGGTCCATTTTTCGTACAGTTTCGTACAGCTTCTCCTGCGGCGGGTTCAGCTTCAGCCGCTGCACCTGGCCGCTCTTGTTCTTGATCCACAGGCATTTCTCGATGTAGGTGTGGGCGTTGAGGATGTCCATCAGTATCCGCTCCCGGTTCCTTCCAGTTCCCGCTTGATCAGGTAATCTTCAAAGCCCTCGGCGTGGATCTCTGTTTCCATCTCCACCTTGTTCTGCCACCGCTCCGGCGCCCGGTTCGTCAGATAGAATCGGATCGCGCCCACGTCCGCCGGAACGTACTGCTCTTCCTCGACCATGACGATCTCTTCATTCTCGCTGACCCGTCGGCCGTTGTCGTCGTATTCCACGTGCCGGATCTTCATGGCCTTCTTGATTCGGACCGTTCCGCCGAGCGCCCGCTGCAGCAGGCTCTTCTCTACATCCGCGCACGCACGCACGTCGGCGCGCCCGCGCGTTACGCTGTCCGAAATGTCCGATTTTTCTTTCATCCATTTGGCGAGCGTGCTGCGTGAGATGCCCATCCGGTCCGCCAGTTCCTTGTCGGTGCACTCTGCGGCCCATGCCTCGATCTGCTTCAGGCTCTCTCTGTCCGTCCACTTGTCGATCTTCGCCACGCGTCTCGCCTCCTTCTGTGCCTATCATAGCAAATCGGGAAGGCCTTATGTAACCTTCCCGATTTCACTCGTATTTCGATTCCAGAATCATGCGGTAGACTTCGCAGTTTTCATAGTGATCCTGGCAGAAGACCTCCATCTGTCGGATCCTCTGCCTCTCGTCTTGTCTGTCGAACTCCCAGCTGATGCTTTTCGCATCACCCAGGCCCTCGCAGACGATCTTGTTCCACTGTCTGTTTTCTCCCCGGAAGAACGGACAGCGTACTTTCTTTTCCCGGAAGCTGCCCATCTATTCCTTCTTCCTCGGCTTCCGCTTCGGCAGGATCAGCATCCCGCCCTTCCGCTTCGGTCTTTCCGGCAGCACGCAGCGCATGTACTTGCTGATGCACCGCCCCTCTTCGTCGTGGATCTCTTCCACGTCCTTCACGATGCTGGAATACACAGGCTGCACGTCCTCGATGTCGTCCACTTCCTGAAGCCCGAAGATCTCCGGCCGTTCCATCCCCCGGCTGCAGCCCCAGCGGTTTTCGTTCGCCGGCCGTCCGTGCACGTTCGCGCAGAGATACGCCGCGAGGTCCGTGTGATCCCCGCGGTTGTCCAGTGTTTCCATCTTGGTCGTCCCCGTCCCGCCGAAGGAATCCCAAAGTTCCCAGGCGATCTGCATGGCGTCTCCCGGCAGCACGAGATGGTGATGCAGCGCAGCCGGTGCGTCCCGGTGCGGACTCCAATTCGCCGTGATCCAGACCGCCTGCAGATTCTTCCCGGTGGCAGCCCTGTATTTCTTCCGCAGCTTCTTCAGGAATTTCTTCAGGTTGTCTCTGGCCTGCTCGTAGGTCAGGCCAGCAGGGTAGTGCTGTGCGTCGTACTTCAGGACGGCGTGCACGTCTCCCGTGCCGTAGTTGCAGTTCAGTAACCTGGCGAGGGATCGGACGCGGCCTTTCTCGTTCGCCCGGATCTTCTGTTCCGTGCTGCTTCCGACTCTTCTGGTTCCCCTCGGTTTCTGATAGTCCCGGTCGATAGACATCCAGCTCCGCCGGATCTCTATCACCGGTCCGGATACGATGTAATACTGCATCAGCTTTCTCATCCTTCCGCTCCCTGTCAGACTGTTCCTTATCTTAGCCGCTAAAAGGTCTTAATAAGAACGCGCGCCCGCGCACGTTCTATATAATAATGTGAATGAATCAAGGTTCTCAGACGTGGGCAGGAACTCTCGCTCCTGCCCCGGCCTCAGAATCTCGGTTATCTGTTCTTCTTCATGTCGATCACGACATTCTCGAACTTCTTGTAAGCGTCGAGATACCACCGTTCCTTGTCGCCGTCGTAGGTCATTTCATAGTACATCCCGTCCGGCAGCGATGTGGAGATGAGGTACTTCCAGTTCTGCAGGATTTTCGCTTTCCAGACAATGTACACTTCAAACCCCGGTTCCTTGTCGCTCTTGTCCAGATGTTTCCTGGCATAATCTTCTACCAGCATCAATGCTTCTTGGTCCATTATTTTTCCTCCTCTTTTGTCTTTCTTTGTTAGCATCCACGGTGGGCAGTACGGACAATCCTTTGTGTTCATTTTGTCGCATTGAATTTGAAATCCATCCAACGGGCACGGTATCGGTTCATTGCACATTATTATCCCTCTTTCCTTTGAAATGTTCTGCAAACAGGCAGTCCCGGAAATGGGAGATGTACCCAATGCCGTCCGGATCGCCCAGGAAGTCGAACGTACATTGAACAACCTTCCCGTCCTCTGTGACAACCCGTTCCTCAAAGTCCGGTGTGCTGCCCTTGCGGTACTCGATAGGGAGGATGTTGCATGGTTCCCACCCTCCCTTTGTTTTGATCCACTTGATCGGCGCCCCGCATTTCTTACAGGTCGTCATCTTTCAAAGGCTTTATGCCGAACACGCACCAGTCTTTTTCCAGCCCATACCCGTGAACAAGATAGGTGATCAGATAGGTCTCTTTTTCCAGAGGATGATATTTATGGACCGTTTCATCCATGACGGTGAACTGTACCTTGTCTCCTCGCTGGTATCCTCTGTCGTTGTATCGGATCTCGAAATTCTTTTGCCCGGACAGGACTGCGTCGGCATAGTATTTGCTCAGTTTAATTTCGTGTGTCATGTTTCCTCCTCTGCTTTCTCACCGCACTTCGGGCAGTAGTTCATTTCATTCTCCGCTGGCGTTCCTTCTTCGAGATACCAGAGTACCCCACAGGCAGAGCACTTAAAGGCGACGCACCCGTCGCAGACCTCAACCTCTTTCCAGATCATACGTCCTCTCTCCAACTTCCTCGCCAGTACGCCCGGCTGTCCCGCTTCGGCATCTGGTTCCGTTCCGCCATCTGCCGCTGCCTGGCTGCTTCCTTGCTCACGAACTTATACTGCTTGACAGGAGCGTTGCCGCACCCGGCCCAGCTGCATAGCCGCCCCGGCACCCATCCAAGATCCGTTAGCCAGTACTTCTCACTCATCTTCTCCGCGCAGCTCTCGCACAGCGTAATCAGCTGCTCCGCCATCAGACGCTCTCCTCCGGTTCCTCTTCCTCCGGCACCTGCTCGCAGGCGTCCTCGTCGTAGCCCCGCAGTTCCCGCTCCCAGATCTTTCGTCTGACTTTCTCCCATTCTTCGCTCGCGTTCATCTCTCTGCCTCCACTGCGCCGATCAGTTCTAGCACCGCGCGGATTCCGTTGATTCCGGAAACCCTCGCCCGCGTCAGATCCTCGCTCATCCTGCGATTCCATCTCAACATCGCCTCGTTGGCTCTCGCTTGTTTCCGGATCGCCTTCGCCGCCCGGTCCATGATAATCTGATAGCACTCCGGTACCCCGTCCTGGTTTTCCTTCTGGCTGCATTCCTCGCATGTCTCTGCGTGCGCGCATGTCTCCAGATCCTTCAGCAACTGTTCGTATCTTTCCATGTTTTCCTCCTTCATATTTAATACGCCCGGAACTCTTCCGCCGCCGGAGCGTAATATTTCTCTGCCTCTTCCGCCCGGTATACCTTCGTCCCGATGTGCCCGGCCCGGATGCTGCTGTCGCACCACAAGGGATACCCCAGCTCCTTCGCCCGGATGCAGAAGGCCATGTCCTCCCCGAATGCCGACACCGGCGTGAACGGAAGCCCGTAGGCCTCCGTCACGTCCTTGAGCAGCCGCACCGTCGTCATCGCAATCCCGAATCCGCAGGCGTCTATCTCGAACACGCTGTCCCTCGGATAGTCCGCATAGACCGGCGCCACCGCTTTCTTTCCTTCTTCCGCCTCCACAATCCGCAGCTCCCGGAAGATCGTCGGCCGGATCGGCTCCTTCCTGGTGACGTATAGCCCGGTCACAAACTCCCGGCCCTCGTCGATCCTGGCACTCAGCCGCTCCATCAGGTCCTGCTCGAACTCCATATCGCTGTCCAGCCACAGCACCCGGTCCACGTCCTCCGCGATGGCCGCCTGCGCGATCTTGTTTCTGGTGTCGTAGATCAGGCTGTTCATCCCGAAGTACTTCATGCAGGGATCTCCCACAACCTTCAGGGCCATGAGGCTCGCCACGAATCGGGAAGGCATCGTGTCCATGCATGGTATCGCAATCATGGTTTTCACGGTCTGTCCCTCCTTGGATCCATACACTTCGGAAAGATCCTAACCTCCGTCCGCTCTACAATGTCGTTCACCAAGTTTCTTGACTTCTCATCCATTACGCTTATGATTGCGTTTACGTTCGACATGATCGCTGCAAGTACGACCTCCCGCAAGGCTTCCGGATGGCTGTCTATAAGATCCTGCAGTTGGTACGACACTTGTTGTTGAGTTTCCTGATAGATCCTATTCACGATTTTGTTTGCTTCTTCGTTGTTCATCCCATTAACCTCCATGGATCGTCTTTTTTGCTGTAGAATTTATCGTCTGTATGCAGGACGCAGGTCGCTCCGCCGTCCTTCATCTCCAGATGCAGATGATTTTCTGTCAGATAGGCTGGAAGTTTTTTATCAACCTCCGCCTGCTGCAGCACTTCCAGCGCCCAGATTTCCTTCTGGGTTTCGTAGGTCTTTTCCGGTGCGTAATAATCATACTGGAAAGGCTGGGATAGAACTGCCTCAATCGTATCAGGGTACAGGGAACTCTGACTGCGTAGCCAGACATTCCAGCAGTATCCCTTGAAAGCTGCCTCATTCTTCCAGACGCCGCCGTCGTGGGCCAGCGCGTTGGCGTCCCTGCCTCTCTGCGCTTCTTTGCTCGCCTCTCCGCTCAGGAAATACTGCCGGGTCTGTTCCTCTTCCTTGTCGGTGTATTTCTTGAGTTTCTCCTGCGTCTTGACCAGCTCCTCCTGGACTGGCACCAGCTCTTCCGTCCGGACGCGCTTCACGGCCCGGGCGTCTACACGCCAGATCAGCAGAAGGCTGTAGATCGTGAAGATCGCCGCCGCGATAATGGCGATCTTGTGGTCTCTCCAGAAGACGCTCTTGGTTTCTCCCATGTGTCTTCCCGTCTTTCTCTTCGTCTCCTTCTCGCTGCCTCCCGTCATCGGCGTCAGATCCCAATTAAAATGAATCATGCCCTGCTCGCTTGCAAATGCCTCGTCCATGTGTTATACTCCTTTCAAGTTCATTTTCAGCGGGCACCACACCGCCCGCACTCCTTTTTTGATTACCGAGCTTCTGTTGCCACAGAAGCTCGGCTTCCTTTTCTGCCCAGCACGTGCGCTTTCCCCAGCGCGTCCCAATATTTGACCCATTGGATCTCACCCGGGACCTTCTCCGGTAGCTCCTCCAATCGGTTCACGCTCACGACCCAGCGCCGGAACTGGTCCTTGCCGGCCGGCGTCTCCGTCTCCACGATCACGTTCATTATGACCACTCCTCGAAACAGTCCTTTGGATAGTCCTGGTCCGGGATCAGGACCGTGAAATTAAAAAG